ATGATCAGCACCTCCGGGGGCTCTGCAGGGCCGTTCTTCCCGCTGGCCGATGGTGACCGAGGCGTGCGGTCTGTGCAGTCTGTGCAGCTTGCGGCAGGCGTGGGCGGGTTCGGCGTGATGCTGTTAGCCAAGCCGCTGTTCACGATGTCCGCCAACGAGTTGTCGTCAACTGTCGAGAAGAACTTCTTACGCGAACAGGCGGCGTTGCCGCGCATTTTGGACGGCGCGTTCCTCAACTACATCTACAACCTGTCCACCCAAACCAGCGCCTTGTTGCCGATGGTGGGGCAGGCGCAATTCATCTGGACACCGTAAGGAATCACCATGCCCTTCAGTTCAATGGACGATCTCGTCAACGAGATCACAAGCGGCAAGTTCAACCGCGCCGACTGGAACAAACTCACGGGCGGTTCAGCCTACACCGCAGGCCGTTGGTATGACTTCAGCGGACTGAACGGCACGCCTGTCGCCAACGCCTGGGCCGGAACTGCGCTGGCGTGGAGAACCTGCGACGAAACCACCGGCAACGGCACGCAGATTTTCGGCCTGCCGCACGGCGGGAATGTCAGCCCAGACACCAAGCACGTTCTGAACGTCGCGGCGCTCACTTCTGTGGCGACAGGCGTTCCGGCGCAACTGATGCTGGTGGACTTGCAGGGCTACTGGCCCGGCATCAGCAACAACAGCGCGGTGGCTCAGACCCTCACTGGCACGCCCACTCTGCGCTACACCAACGGGGCCGGGTGCAGGTTGTTCTGGGTGCAAACCGCCGCAGCGGGCGCCACGGCGCAGAACATCGCGCTGAGCTACAGCAACACTGTGCCGACTTCGGGCCGCAGCCTGCCGGTGACGGTTTCCATGACGGCTTCCGGCATCGTGGGGCACATCAGCCACAGCGGCACGGCGGCCAACAACTACGGCCCATTCCTGCCCCTGGCATCGGGTGACACGGGCGTGTCTACCGTGGCGACGGTCACGTTCAGCGCGGCCAACACCGGCACCGGGGCGCTGTGCCTTGCCCGCCCGCTGCTGACGCTGCCGCTGACCACCGTGTCCGTCGCAGCCGAGCGGGATCTGCTGAACCAACTGCCCAGCCTTCCTCGGGTGATGGATGGCGCGTGTCTGGTGTGGCTCTACTTCGCGGGTGCGGCTACGGGCGCGTCCACCAACTTCTACGGCGGCGTCGAGTTCGGCTGGGGCTGATCGGGCTCATGGCTCTCAAGACAAACACCACGCTCCTGGCGCAGCTTCCGTTGCGCCAGATCGGCGGCTCGCCGGGAACTTTCCGTTCCATGTGGGGGCGTGGTGACCGGATGAACCAGTCCGTAGGCCAGGGCATCCCGTCCAAGCTGGCGGGCATCCCCAGCGGGCACCTCGCGCCATCGTCGTGGGTGCTGCCGTACAAGCCGGGGGCGATGTCGTCGTTCACCAATCTGGTGGTGACGGTCACGCCGGGTACGCTGAACCTCGCGGCGGGCGTCAACATCACGGGCAGCACGACGGTCACGATTACTGTCAACCCGGCAGACGGGCAACTCATTGTCTCGGCGTCAGGTTCGACGTCCATCACGTTCAACCTTGCAGGCAACTTGGCCGGTGCCCTGTCCGCATCTGGCAGTACGTCCTTCTCGTTTACGGTCAACAACGCCACGCTTGGGGCCATCGTTGATGCTATCGGCGCTGCGCTGGTCCAGTTCTCAAACAGTGCCACGGTCAGGGCCACGGGCAACCTGTCGGGCGACATCACACCGTTTACCGAACTCAGCCCGCAGTCGCTGTCCGCAGCGGTCTGGAGCGCTTTAGCCAGCGCGTACAACGCGCCTGGCACGATGGGTGAGTTGCTGAACAGCGCAGGCGGCGGCGCCAGTCCGGCCACGATTGCCGCTGAGGTGTGGTCTACACCGCTTGAGACGCTGACGGCCGAGGAGATCATGCGCGTGCTTCTGGCGGCGCTGGCCGGCGCTCGATCTGGGCTCGGCTCGGGGACCGAGGAATACCTGGCGCAGGACGGCACCACGCCGCGCATCACGTTCAGCCCCGACGCGCAGGGCAACGGCACGCCGATCATTGATGCTACTTAGAAACCGACTCCTCGGCGGCGCGCTATTCGCTGGCCTGCTATTCGGCGGCCAGCCGATCCCGCCTGCCGAAGCGCAGGGCGGTGGTGGCCAGTCTGGCAAGTCCAAGCAGTCGCGCCCGATGTGGGTGGTGGGCGGCAAGATATTCGACAGCCCGTGGGTGGCTCAGGAGTATCTGGCCACGCTGCAGGCCGAGAAGGCTGCGGCAGACGCTCGGGCAAGGGCAGAAGCTCGCAAGCCTGCGCCGAAGACGAAGCCGCAAGCCGAACCGCAGCGTCAGTTCCTGGTGCTGCAGCAAGAGCGCATCGAGATCGACCTGTCTCGGTTCTCCTACGCTGACGACATGGCGCGGGATTCGATTGAGGCGCACATGCAACTGGCCCGCGTCATTGTCGAGGAGCGGGATGCCCAGGTGGCCATGATCCTGGCCATCGCCATGCTGGATGATTGACGGCATTCGCTGTCAGACGGCAACCGCGCAGCCGGTAATGCGTGAGATGAGGAAGATCATGGGAATCAAGATCGAAGTCACGCAGCCCGATGGGTCAACCGAAGTTCACGATGGCGACGACGAACGCGACACGCCAGACGCAGCAGAACCCGAGGAGCCCCAAGCCGACGCCGACCCCGCGCCTGAGGCCGAGGCCGCACCAGACGAGGAGTTGGCCGACGAGGTAACGGTCAGCATCGGGGACGAGGCGCCACCGCCTGACGAAACCGAGCGTGCGCCTGAATGGGTGCGCGAACTGCGCAAGCAGCACCGGGAACTGCAGAAGAAGGTGCGCGAGTACGAAGCCCGCGAGCAAGCCGCACCGGCCACGCCGAAGCCCGTCGTCGGCCCGAAGCCGAAACTCGAAGACCACGACTACGACACGGACAAGTACGAAACCGCGCTGGAATCCTGGTATCGCAGCAAGGAGCAGGCCGACAAAGCCGAGCGCGATGCACAGCGCCAGGCCGAGGAGGCACAGAAGGCGTGGCAGGCCAAGCTCGACGGCTACGGCAAGGCCAAGGCAGACCTGAAGGTGCGGGACTTCGACGACGCCGAGCACACCGTGCAGCAGGCCCTGAACGTCACGCAGCAAGGCGTGGTGCTGCAAGGCGCGGAGAATCCCGCCCTGGTGGTCTACGCGCTGGGCAAGAACCCGAAGAAGGCCAAGGAACTGGCCGCGATCACTGACCCGGTGAAGTTCGCCTTCGCCGTTGCGAAACTGGAGGCACAGTTGAAAGTCACCCCCCGCACCAAGCCCCCCGCGCCTGAGCGCAGTTTGCCGGCAGGCACCGCGCCTGTCAGTGGAACGTCAGACAGCACGCTGGAACGGCTGCGCGAGGATGCCGCCCGAACGGGTGACATGACGAAGGTCATTCGGTACAAGCAGCAACTGAAAGCCAAGGCCCGCTAGGCTCTTGCACCCCGCGCCGGATGTGGTACATTCGGCGCCATTCGGGTTTCGCCAGCCCAAAATCGGCAGTGACAAGACGCGAGTGGCCGCCCGACTCCAACGGGGTGAGTAAGCAGGCGCGGAGCGATCCGCAATATCTCACTCATCTCGGAGCCCACAATGGCCAACTCATTCTCGAAAGAAGAGCGCATCGCGTTCGAAAACATCCTGGAAGGCTTCCAGGACGCCCTCGTTCTGTCTCGCAACGTCGCGATCTACAACACGGATCAGACGATGATGGAGCGCACCAACAACGTCATCTGGCGGCCGCAGCCGTACATCTCGGTGTCCTACAGCGGCACCGACATGACGAACAACTTCGACGACTACACCCAGTTGACCGTCCCGGCCACCATCGGCTTCAGCCGCGCCGTGCCCTGGATCATGAACGCCACCGAACTGCGCGATGCTCTGCAAGAGCAGCGCCTGGGCGATGCGGCCAAGCAGAAGCTGGCGTCGGACATCAACGTGGCCATCATGAACGTGGCCGCGCAGCAGGGCTCCCTGGTCGTCAAGCGCACCGCCGCAGCCTCTGGCTTCGACGATGTGGCTGAGATCGAGGCCGTGATGAACGAGCAGGGCGTGATGGACACGGACCGCTATCTGGCCCTGTCCACCCGCGACTACAACGGCATGGCTTCCGACCTGGCCAAGAACACCCGTTCGTTCGGCAACGACATCTCCGACAGCGCCCTGCGTCGCGCCTATGTGGGCCGCGTGGCGTCGTTCGAGACGTACAAGCTGGACTACGCGGTGCGCAAGGCCGCTGCTGCTGGCGGTGCTGGCATTCAGGTGTCCACGCTGGCCGCTGCCGGCAACTACTGGGTTCCCAAGGCCACCACCACGGCGACCACGGGTGAAACCAGCAACGTGGACAACCGTTTCCAGACGATCACGGTGTCGTCCAGCGCCAACGTGGCCGTGGGTGACTCGTTCACCATCGGTGGCGTGTTCGCGGTGCATCACATCACCAAGCAGAGCACAGGCGTGCTGAAGAGCTTCCGTGTCATCAGCGTCCCCGCTGGCGGCACCACGCTGGTCATCACCCCGGCCATCGTGAGCGGCCAGGGCGGCACCGATGCCGAAGCGCAGTACCAGAACGTGACGATCCCGACGCCCTCCGCGACGTCGCCTGTCGTGTTCCTGAACACCGTGGCCGGCAACATGAACCCGTTCTGGCAGAAGGACTCCCTCGAAATCCTGCCGGGGCGCTACGCTGTGCCGACCGACGCAGGCGCTGCCGTGATGCGTGCTTCCACCGACCAGGGCATCGAACTGGTCATGACGAAGCAGTACGAAATCAACACGATGAAGACCAAGTACCGGCTGGACACGCTGTACGGCGTGGTGAACAAGCAGCCGCAGATGTCCGGCATCATCATGTTCTCGCAGACCTGATCGAACGCGGGCCGGGTAACACCGGCCCGCATCGCAAACGAACAAGGAACACACATCATGGCCTACCAGACCGTCCAATCTCAGGGCAACGCCACCGTCACGCTGACGGCCAATCAGCGCATCGTCGTCCAGACCCAAGGCACGGCAAACGTGTATCAGGTGGTCGGCTTCCCGAACTACCCGACCACGAACAGCCTGCTGCAAACGGTGGTGAACACCACCTACACCTCGTCGGCGTTCACCAACGGTGCCACGATCATCGTGGAAGCCGGCGACTTCCCTGTGTTCTACGAGGTGGGCACCTCCCCGCACGTTTCCAACGATGGCGACTGGAATCTCCAGAACGATCCCATCGCGCTGAACGCCACGGGCGACCTGACTGCCGCGATGATCCTGGGTGGCATCGTCACCTCCACCACCGCTGCGGCCGTGACGGCCACGCCCCCGACCGGCACCGTGCTGGACGCGGGCACCACGCTGGCAATCAATGACTCGGTGGACTTCAGCGTCATCAACACCGGCGCGACCAACGCCTTCACCATCTCGGTGGGCGGTGGCGTAGCGGGTTGCACGCTGGTCGGGAACATGGCGGTTGCACTCAGCAGCTCGGGCCTGTTCCGCGCTCGCAAGACTGCTGCGGCCACCTACACGATCTACCGTATCGCGTCCTGATCGCTGGTAGACTTCAACGCGGGCGGTTAGGGTTGGGAGTTCCTGGCCGCCGCCCGCGTTTTCACATCTGGAGCGCACCATGCCGTTGAAGAAGGGCTACTCGCAGAAGTCGATCGGCGCCAACGTCTCCAAGGAGATGAAGGCCGGCAAGCCCCAGAAGCAAGCCGTCGCCATCGCCCTGAACACGGCGCGCACCGCTGCCATGAAGGCCGGCAAGCCGAGCAAGGGTCCAGGCCCTGCACCGAAGGGCAAGAAGTGAAGAAACCCGCCGGCCTGTACGCCAACATCAACGCCAAGCGCGAGCGCATCGCCGAAGGCAGTGGCGAGAAGATGCGCAAGCCTGGCGCCAAGGGCGCGCCCAGTGCTGCCGCATTCCGCGAGTCGGCCAAGACCGCCAAGCCGAAGGGCAAGAAATGAGCGACGACATCACCGTGGTCTACCGCAGCCCTGGCCCGCACTTCGGGCCTCCGGGGAAGACCTATGACATGAAGGGCGTGGAGCCCGAAGACCTCGGCGCGGCCATCGCTGACGGCTGGCATGAGTCGTTCCTGGCGGCGCTGGGCCTGGAGCCCGCTGCACCCGCGCCAGCACCGGCCCCTGAGCCTGCAGACAACGCCCCGCCGACCCGCGCTGAGATGGAGCAGCAGGCTGCGCTGCTGGGCATCAAGGTGGACCGCCGCTGGAGCGACGAGACGCTGATGGCCAAGATCACCGCCGCCATGACACCGCCGGCACCGGCCGACGACGACCCGATCTGAGGCCGAGATGGGTTACTCCAAGCGCCAGTTTGTCGAGGCCTCGCTGGAAGAGATTGGCCTGGCGTCCTACGTCTTCGACTTGACGCCACAGCAGATCGAGAGCGCCGTTCGCCGGCTGGACGCGCAGATGGCATCGTGGAATGCCCTGGGCATCCGCGTGGGGTATCCACTGCCGGGCTCTCCGCAGGACACCGGCCTGGACGACGAGACGAACGTGCCGGATGCCGCCTATGAGGCGATCATCACGAACCTGGGCATCAAGCTGGCACCCAGCTACGGCAAGACGGTATCGCCCGACACCAAGGCCACCGCCAAGCGCACCTATGACACGCTGCTTTCGCGGGCGGCCATGCCGATGGAGATGCAACTGCCGGCGTCCATGCCGCGTGGTGCCGGCGCCAAGGCCTACGATGACCCGTTCGTGGACAACCCAACAGAACCCATCCTGGCAGGCCGTGACGGTCCGCTTGAATTCTGAGAGGCGCACATGCCGACGATCAATCAACTTCCGCTTCTGTCAGAAGCCTCTGCCGGCGATCAGATCCCGGTCTACAGCCCGAACAACGGGGACGCACGGCGCCTGCCGATGTCGGCGCTGTTGTCCTACTTCCAGCAGCAGTTCGCATCGCCCACGGTGGCGGTGAACCTGTACGTTCCCTCCACGGGCTTCAACATCGCGGCGCCCACGCCGATCAGCGAGCAGCAGTGGATTCTGCTGCAGCCTGCCGGCACGCTGGCCGCCGGCACCGTGACGCTGCCACTGAACACATCGACGCCTGACGGCACTGAGATTCTGGTGACGACCACGCAGATCATCACCACGTTTGCCGTGGGCGCCAATGGCGCGTCTGCCGTTTACGGCGACCCGACCACGATGGCGGCTGAGGCGTTTTTCCGGCTCCGGTTCTATCAGCCGACCAATTCCTGGTATCGCATTTCCTGACGAGGCACACATGGCAGTCCAAGCAGCATTCAACCCGGCCTATGGCAGCGGCGTTACGGTGTCGCCAGGCGTAGCGTCCGCATCCAGCACAGCGGGCGGTGGCAGCAAGGCGCTGGTCATCACCAATCTGAGTTCAACGGTGGTGGCCTACGTGCGCGTGGGCGAAGGCTCGGCAACGGCCACGACTGCCGATTACCCCGTTTTGCCATCCACGCAGATCGTTTTGTCGAAAGCGCAAGACCAGAACGTGGTGGCGTACATCGCCCCAGCTGGTGGCGGATCGCTTCACATCATGGCCGGCGAGGGGTACTGATGTTTCCGGTGACGCGCTCGACAAGTCGGAATCGCTTTTTTAAGCCGGCCGCGGCAACCCCTGCGCCGGCCACCGATCCGTTTTTTGAGTACGTCACCCTGCTGCTGAACACCAGCAGCACCAACGGCGCTCAGAACAACACGTTCCTCGACAGCAGCACCAACAACTTCAGCATCACGCGCAACGGCGACACCACGCAGGGG